CCACTTGGCGATGGGTATGCCATTTTTCCACTTGGTGACGCCTTGGACTTTGAACGCTTCTTGCGCCAGCTGGATCGTATTGGCACTGCCTTTGCCGGAGCCGCTGCTACTCGTTGCGCCGGTGCTGAGCGTTTTGGTGTGCGTCGGGTTCGGCGGTTCCGGCAGCGGTTTGGTCGGCTTGGCTATCTTGATGGTGATCAGATCTTCGCTCGAGAGCAGACTTGATTCGATGGTCTCCACGACGTACCGACCCTCAAACGGTCCCATGTTCTTTGTGATCTCACAGACACAGCCCGGTGGAACCTTCCAGGACTCCGCATGCGCGATCACCGTCAGCTCAGTTACCTCACGGTTCTCGTGATATGCTCCGTTGATTTCTTCGACGCCGGGTGCGTCCTCATCCAGCTTCAGCCTCGATTGCGCCTCGTACAAAATCGTCTCTGGCACGTAGAAGAACTTGCCAGCCACCATGAACCGCCGCCAGTGGACATCGCTCGCCAACTTGCCGGTGTTCGTCCAAGCCGATTCTTTCTTCTTACGTTCAAATGGAAATCGCTCCACGACCGTTTCCGTCACGGAACCGCCACCCGTCGTGCTGGTGCCGCCCAGATACCGTTCAACAGTTTGGATCGCTTCTTCTTCCCATTGGCCATACGCATTCGGAACGCCGGACTGCTGGACTTCTTGGGCCAGATCGTTCTTCGATAGGTTGGGGTTGGAGTTGTCCTTGCTGATGGCGACCTTGAAGAATCCGTGGGCATCCGTCGATGGATCGCCGCTTGCCGGCCAAGCTCCGTTCTTCAGCTGGCTGAAGGCTCCATAGCCGGACGGCGAGTTGAGTATGCTCACATCCGACTCTTGTGTGATCGTCATGATCGCTGTCACCAAGACCTTGAAGCTCGCCCCCATCGACTCGCCAACCTGGAGGACTTCATCGATGATGTGTATCTGGCCGGCAGTCGCCTTGACATGCTTGACGGTGATACTGCCCTCATCCGCTTTGCCCAGCCCGTGTTCGGCCTGCGTGTGATGCTCGCCGGTTTCCTGCTGCTTTTCCTTCTTGGCATTCGCATCCTTTTTGTTTTTGATCGGCTGGACTTTGTGCAGTTCAGCGATGTGAACCGGGATCGGATTGCCATCCGCTTCCTGAACCTCACTCAAGACGAACTCGGCGCGGGTGACCTGATCTCTGTACGCTTTGCGGACGCCGAACACCCGCATCAGTCGAGCCGCGTTGTGTTCGATCAGCTTGAAGGTTCCGGATTCGCCTTCCTTGGTGTAGCCCATGTACCGGAAGTGCAACCCGTCCAGCGATGCGTGGTAGTAGGCGTTGGTCAGCGGCAACCGGAGTAGTGCCCGCTCCGGGTCGTCCACGGTAATGCTGACATTGCTGGCGCCGTCGATGGTCCTCTGGATCGTCGCGTCAGTTATTGCCGGCCCGATCAGCGCGGTGATGTGCTGGCCGGTATCTCTGAGGATCAGGTCGCTCAGGTCCGTCTGGATTCCAAGAACCCGGCTCTCCGTAGTCAGAGCGCGGGCTGCGGCTACTGCGACATGGCTACTTGCTTTGGTCGCCATTGGAGCCGTAAGGGTTCTTGGGCAGCTTGAGCTTCGTGCCCGGTTTCAGTTCCTTGTTTGGATCCCGCAGACCGTTCTTGTCTGCGATCTTCTTCCAAACGGATCGGTCGCCGTAAAGGTTCGCTGCGATGGATGCCAGCGTATCGCCTTTGCGCGTCGTGTAGCTGGAGCCTGGCGCGGTCGTGCCGCCATTGCTCCGCTTCTTTTTGCCCTTCCGTCGATTGCGAACCTTGAGGTCCTCGCCATCGCGAAACTCAATCACCTTCAGCACAGCCGCCTGGCGGAGTAGGGAGCGATCATCGTCGCGCTCGACTTCACCCCATTCGATTGATTCAAGCACCCAGTCCAGCTGCGGGTAGTTGATCGGCCCGAACATCTGGAACAGCGGCGGCTCTTCATCGTTGGTCGTGTTTCTGCCAAGCCTTGCCAGCTCATTCATCTGACCTTGGATGGAGTTGCCCTTGATGTAGCCATTCAGCAGCACCGGGATATCCTGAGTGATCGGATCGCCGCCCGTCCACTTGGACACGCCAATGGCATCCGGTCGCCCTTCAGTTTCCCAGCCGCCAATTCCGCCCGTGAGTGTGGCTGCGCCTTCGCCCATCAGGATTTCCAGATCGACATCGGCCTCCTTGGAGACGATGTGGATTAGCTGTTGCGGGGTACTCATCCGTTGGCCTCGTCTTCCAGCGTCACATCGGCCACCGCTTCGCCTAGCTGCCTATGCCCTAGATGGACAGGGACGACGACGCGGAGCGGAGTTCCCCTAGCATTGCCGCTTCCCTGCCTACGGCTTGCGCTAGCAGGCTCTCCGAGTGTGGATAGGGTACGGCGGTGCCCCTGGGGGTGAACCGCTCTAGAGGACGCTCCGGGCTTCTGACTTTTATGCCCACCACCACCGCCTTTGTGGCCGGGATGGATCGGTTCCAAATGGGGCTGAACCGTCGTGTTCGGATTGACTATATTGCCGGCGGCGCTCAGACCTTCGCCTGCCAGATTGAGTGCGTCCTTGACCGGACCCGGAAGGGCATCCAGGAAGCCTGAAAGAAATTCCTTTCCGAGTTCCTTGCCGGCTTCGTACAGCTTGGTGATGCCGGTCTTCAGAGCCGACCAGAGCCGACCCGGCAACGCGGAGAACCAGCCCTTGATACTTTCCCAAACGCTCTTCATGCCGTTCCACAGGAAGGTGATCGCCTTGATGCCGAACTGGAAAGCCTTTGGCGCGAAGCTCGAGACCGCGTTGATCAGCTTGCCCGGAACCGTGAACATGAAGCTCACAACATCACCGATCTTTTCACCGATGGCGGAGCGGAGGTTCACCAGCGCGGCTCCGATCCGGAAGGGCAGTGTAAGCCAGAACCCGACCAGCCACCCCAGAGCTTTCGGAATCTTTTTGATGATGCCCCAGACCATTCCCGGGAAGCTCTTGATCGCGTTGATGGTGTTGTGGATGGCGTTCACGATCCATTTCTTGATGTTCTTCCAGTTCTTGACGATCACCACCGCCAGCAGAGTGAGCGGGCTGATCACTGCGAGTACGTACTTGCCCCAGGTGTCGAAGTTCCTGATAGCCAGATAGATGACCGCGCCCAGAGCGATGATCCCGGCGACGATCAGCACCACCGGAGCGCTGGCAATGTCGAGCGCCGTGAACGCTGTCGCAAGCGCATAGATACCAAGCGTCATGGTGCCGATCATCGTGAGCACCGGGCCAAGCACAGCCAGCCCGACTCCAAGCACGATGAGCACCGTCTTCACCGGCTTGGGCAGGTGCGCGAACCCTTCTGCGAGTTTCACGATGAACTTGGCCGCTTTCGTGACCCAGGGGATCAGCGCGTTGCCGACTTCGATCAGGACGACCTGTAGCTGAGCCCACGCCGTTTTCAGTTGGACGATGGGCTGTTTCTTTGTTTCCTCCAGAGCGTGTTTGAATTTGCCCGCCGAACCCGCGAGTTCTCCTTGCTTCTGTTTCAGCAGGTCGATGTGGCGCATCAGAGCGATGATGCCTCCGGACGTTCGGCCGCCACCGAACATTTCGCTGATGAGCTTCGCCCTGGCCGCCATTTCCGCTGGACCACCGCCCAGCTTTTCCAGTTTGGAGTTGAGCAGTTCCAGGGTCGGTACAAGACCTTTCTTGCGCATGCTGATGGCGAGGGTGTTGCCTTGGAGGCCAAGCGATTCCATCGCTTTTTCAGCTTTGGCAGTCGGAGCCGCCATCATGTTGAAGGCCATCGCCATACGGGTCGATGCGGCGGCTGCCGGGGTTCCGGTCGTCGTCAGCGTTCCGAGTGCCGCGCCGATTTCTCTAAGGCTCAGCCCCAGGTTCGCGGCTTTGTCGAGCAGCCCAGTGCCCATGGCCGACAGCAGATCTTCGAACCGCATCGCGCCGATACCGACGATGCTGTTCATCAGCCCGACTGTTTCGTTGAGGTTCTTCGTGCCCTTGATCTGCGTGGCCATCGCGGCGGCGACAGCTTTGGAAGTTTTTTCAAGATTCGCGTGGCCTACCGATGCAAGCTCCTCGGATTTGACCAGGGCTTCAAACGCGCGTTTGCCTCGGAACCCTGCCGACTCGATACTGAACAGACCTTTCGCCAGATCATTCGGCCCGGATGCGCTGGCCCCGGAGCGGGCGAAGTTCAAGACCGCTTCGGACATCCGCCCGACTTCTTTCTGTGACGCGCCAGCCTGGGTGCTGATCTGCTCCATTGAGTCGCTGAAGTCCAGAGCCATCTTCACGCCGACGCCGCCGATGATCGCCAGCGGAACCGTGAAGGCTCTAGTGAGTTTCTGGCCGGTGGACTTCATGCCCTCGCCCACCGACTTCATTTTGGCCATCGCCCCCATACCCTTCGCGGCGCTGGCTTGCATCGTCGCCATGCCAGCCGCTCCGGTCTGGGCCTGCGCCCCGGCGCGCTCTGCGGCTGCGCCGAACTCGCCCGTTGCCGTCGCGCTCCGCTGCATCTGCTCCTGGTACTGGACCGCACCAGTGAGACGCATTTTGATTGCTATGAGCTCCTCAGCTAAACCCATCTACTTCAGCACCTTCGAGAGCTTGTTGGCGATGTCTGTTGCCAGATTCTGATCACGCTGCTCCAGGAGCTCGACGGCGCGATTGACTATGGCTTCCATGACCGACCACTCGGTCTGGTCGCGGATGGTGATCAGCCGCCACGGGTCGATCCCGAACAGCGTTGCCGTCGCCACCATGTCAATCGCGTCGTCATCACTCTGGATCTCTAGGAGAAATCCTTGTCCTCCTCACTCTTGCTCGACTGCATCCACTCGCCCAAATCGTTGTGCATAGCGGTCACAGCCAGGTCGTTGGCGTAGACCGCCAACACTACCTTGCGAGCCGTCCGGTTGCCGTCGATTTCCAGGCCCAGCCACTTCGCCAGCCTCTCATCGAATCGAGCCGGGTTGCCCCCAAAGTCATCGGGGAACAGCTCCTGGAGCGGCGTCAGAACCTCCTTGCCGTCCAGTTCGCGTCGGATGAGCAGCACCTCACATGCGGTCGCCAGAACGTCGGCGTGGCCGTTGAGCTCCTTGCGGTTACTCCGCGACGCATCCGCGTTCTCTGCGATTTTCTTCAGCTGCTCCCAGGGCATCCGCTTGAATCTGCCGACAAGCTCGCCGTCATATCCGGGGATGTCCAGGTCGATCTCTTTCTTGAGGCGAATCCGTTCCCGCTTCGCCTTCAATCTGTCGAGGACCGATTCCTCTGCATCACTTCCGTTGCGGGTCGGGTCCGGAGCGGGAGGAGTCTCCTCCTCATCCGCTCCGGTCACCGTCCGGTCTTTGGTGCCGCTGTCCTTCTCCATCGTGCTCCCTTCTTCTCAGCTAGCCGATGATGGCAGCTGAGCTGATCTCGATTTCGACCCGGCCCTCTTCAGAGCTTTCCGAATCGACTGCTGGCGCTTTGGCCATTTTCAGGGTGCCCTGGTAGACGATGGGTTCTCCGTAGGGCACCTCATTGATGTCGAGCGGCTGCTTGGTGACCGTGACCTGGCCTTTGCCGGCCCGGTCGAACAGCGTCTTGATGATGCTGCCGTCGCGGTCCAGGTCATAGTACCGGCTCACGATGACGTTGCTGACGGTCCTTGAACCGCCCAGCGAAATCTCCGGAGCCATGCCACCCGGTTTGTACTTTTTCTCGTTGGAATCGACGTCCCCGCCGTCCATTTTATCCCAGATGCCGTAGTCGTCTCCGTCAACCGCGACGGAGACGCTGTACATGTCCTGTCGGCTTGGCTTGTCAGGCATCAGACTGCCTCCGTCGTTGCGACCTTGGACACGTAGATCGACACGGTCTCACCGAACGGCGACATGCGCACCTCGATGACTGCGTTGATCTGGCGTCCTGCGATCGTTGTCGGAGTGTTGACCTGTGCTCCAGTGTCCACGAACGCCGCTTCATCGAACGTATGCCCGTACAGAGCATCATTCGCGAAGTAAGGCAACAGCATTCCGCGAAGCTCGCCATTGAACTTCGCGAATGTGATGCCTTTGCCGTCGATCTGCTCGAACAGATACTTGCCGGCAATGGCGTCCGCTTTCGCTGCGATCTCCATGTAGAGTCGAGCGTTGGTGGCCAGAAGCCACGTTGCGTCCGTGACTCCGTTTACCAGCGTCCTGAACCCCATCTGAGTCGCCACTCCATTTCGCATATTCGCGATGTTGACTCCGCCGTCATAGAGCAGGTCTTTGTCGCTGTCGCTGAATTCAGGTTTCGACAGTTCGACAGTGTAGTTGCTCTGACCGTAACGGTCGCCTGCCGCCGCGATGTTGGGGCTGAACCCACCAGCGTGATTGCGAGCGATGATGCCGCAGACGACACAGCTTGGCGGCACCGTCCGGAACGTTCCTGCTGCGATCCCCGGGACCACTCGCCATGCGCCGAACATCGCACCGTACCGCGCCTGCGCAAGCGCCCGGTCGGTTGCGGCCATGGAGATCAACGTGGCAGCCGTTGCTGTATCTGTTCCGTCCAGAATGGCGAAGCGGTTCCTGGCTTCGGCATGTTCCAGCAACTGTTTGTGCGCGGTCGTCGTGGCCCGTCCGGGCATCGTTACCTGCCCTGGACCTTCCGACTTGCTGATGACGTTGAGGGCTGTCAGCCACTCGGTGTCGGTCGCGCTGGCGTGATCGTCTGCACCTTCCGTCAGGGTGAAGGACCCGTTTTTGGGATCGCCTTTGCCCAGGTCTTCCACTCTGATGTACTTCGACTTCGACGCCCACGCGATGGCGGCTGTGTTGTCGACCAGTTCAGGCGAGACTTCCAGAACCTTGGTGCCTTCCTTGACCGTGATGATGTAGTTGCCGCCGACTTCGCCTGCTTTGATTTCGACGGTGATGTTGTTGGCCCATTCGCCTGGCGAGACCGCCAAGACTTTCAGGGTGTTTTCGCTTGCGCCGTTCTGGAGCGTTTTGTTGGCCACTTTCGCAGCGGGTCCAACTACCCGGACCCACTTGAAAATTGCCCCGCCCTCTCGGAAGAACACGTCTGCGGCATCATACAGAATGCCGTATGCGACTCGTTCTCCGCCCTGTTCTACGAACTGCTGTAGACTGTGGGCCTCAGCTACCGCTCCAGTCGGTCCACGGTCGGCCATGCCGACCGCGAACATCGTGCCAGACTGAATCGGCGCGGAGCGCGAAACCGGCGACTGCCGCGAGATGACTTGACTTTTGGGAAAAGGCATCCGCTAGTCTCCTTTCTCGTTCTTCGCCTCGACGGCAGCGGTGACGTCATCGGCGGTAATCCGCCCGTCTTTGCCGGTGCCTGTTACGTCAGTCAGGTCGATGCCCGACTCATCTGCGAGCTTGATTGCTGCATCCGTTGCGCCCGCGTCAGCTGTTGAGAGCTCCTCGTCGGATCGACCATCCGCAGCCTGGTCGTCCTTTTCCGAGACGAACACGCCTTCCTCGATTCGCTCCTTGTTGAAATCGTTGTCCGTGTCGAGATCGGTGATGACCTCGCCAGGGGCAAACGTCCGGCCATCGCCGTCTGTCTCGGCGTGCGTACTCTGCACCCGGTAGTTCATGCTCCAACCTCGTCTTTCTTCTCGATTGTGATGTTGGCCTCGACTGGGTTATCAAATTCAGTTCCCAAACCGTATGGGTCAGCGGACGGTTCCGCGATGCCGAGACGTTTGTTGACCACGTTGTGGACTTCGACCCGGAAGGTGACTTGGACTGCCATCACAGCATGATCCTCCCGCTCGGGCGGTTCATCGTACCGCTCGTCCTCATACTCGACGGCGGATGATATGCCACCCAAGCCTTGCTGCTGGAGCATCAGCTGCCGGACAACCGGCCCGTAGATGCGCGCCAGCTTTCGCGTATTGTCGCGGTTGTTCGCCTCCACGATGACGGCAACGCCCAGATGGAACTTCGCCCGGTAGGTGCCATCACCTTTCATCGCAGGTTCCTCGGCCAAACCCGGCGACACAATGACGACCACCGGCGTGTCCTCTGCGGCCCAGTTCCTGAACTCGTTGACTGTCGTGTAGTTCTTGATGATCGGCAGGGTCCGGGGTTTTAGTCCGCGCTCACGCTCTGCCTCGGCCAAGTAGTCTTCGATGAAGGCTTCCAAAGTTTCCTGCGCAGCCGCCTCGATCTCGTCCGGCCCAATATTTGATCCGAATAGATCGCTCATATCCCCACCAAGAATCCTTGAAGCTCCTTGATGTATTTCCGCCTCTGGATCTCCGTGAAGTCAACAGGCGGGCGAGCAGGACGGGTTCCGTCAGCGGATGGGCCCATGTGGTAGGCGCCATAGTCCACCAGCGACTTGAACTCAAACCCGTGCGGGTCGATGACCACCACCTGGTCGCTGTTGGCCTCGTCGGTGAGCGAAGTCATGAGCCGGTCGGTGGCCCGCATCGTCTCAGTCCGCAAGCCCATCGCCGCCTTCCGTTCGATGGTCACCGGCTTGTCTGGGGGCCAGCCGCCCGACATCGAAGCACCCTCGGTATCGAACTGCTCCTTGATGTCCTCTTTCATCAAGTGGACGATGGTATGCCAAGCCGGTGAAGCATCAGCTGCCCGCGCAGAGAAGCGGAGTAGTTCGCGCTCGATCTGCTTGTGACCGTACACGCTGAAGGTGACAACTGGTCCGCTGCCGGCCATCAGAACCTTCTCCGTCCCACGCGGCTCGAGACCGGGAAGCTACCGCTCGGCATCTCTTCGCCTAGCGGTCCAGTACCATCGCCGCCTTCCGCGCCGGGGCAGGTATCGCGGTATTGGTCGAGCATGTCCTTGAGACCGTCTTCGTATTCCTCTTTCAGAGTTTTGTACGGCGACTGGTCGGTGCGAAGTTGATTGGCGAAGTAGGTCAGCTCAACGCGCATCGCCGCGCGGATCGTTGCGACTTCCTCTGCAAGTTCGATTGGTCCGTCAACGCAGATGTCGTGTGCCTCGCTGACGCGGAGCTTGTCCGCAATGCGGCTCGTCGCCCACGCGCAGATTTCTTCGACCTGCGGCAACGTCGGCGTCGTCGTGTCGTCCCAGGTGCCGGAGCCGCCGAACTGACCCTTGGTCCGGGTCGGCAAAAGCGCAGCCACACCTGTCGGGGTGGCCTCCCAGGCAAATGGCGTTGGATATTCGGGCATCACATTCTCCGACCGGCGTTGCGGGAAGCGGCTCTGGCCACCGCCTCCCGCGTTGTCCGGTTCCGTAGCAAGGACCTACTCCTGGCCCTCAGCTTGGGCGTCGATATGCGCTTCAACGTCGCCCTTGGTGATCCGACCGTCTTTGCCGGTCCCCTCGACCTCAGCGAGATCAACGCCAGACTCCGTTGCGAGCGTCTCAGCCCCAGCGGTGTACTCGACGTCAACGATCTCGCCGTTGTCCTTTTCCGGAGCAGGCTCGCCTTCTCCCGCGACTTCCGCGAGAAGCTCGGCCAGACCGCCTCTTGGGTCGTTGCCCGTCGCCGTGTTCTCGGCGGCGAGCAGCGGCTGTGCAAGCTCCGGGTCCGTTCTTGCGACATTGACGATGTCGGGCACGGTGGCTTCTGAAACCCAGTCCACCAGCTCTTCCTCGTTCATCGCAGCGACGTCCTGAGCTTCCTCAGCCTCGACTGCTTCGTCTTCCTCGGTCACGAACGCGCCCATATCTTCGCCGTACTTGACGACCTCTTTGGACACGTCGATCTCATCACCCCGCTTGGCCGAGCAGCGCCGGTAGCCCTTCGTACCGGCAGACGTGAACTCCTCGTCCCAGTTGAATGATTTGATTTTGACGGTTCTCTTCATCGGTTAGCTCCCTTCTAGTGAGCGATCAGCCCGCCAGTTTTTCGACTTTGAGGACCGCGAACGGGTTGTTGACGAACATCACCGGGCGCACACTCGTCTGCACCCAGGTCCGCTCGGTCTCTGGCTCGCGCCAGGTCTCTGTGCCAAGCGGTTTCTCGACACGCATCTCACCGACCTGTTGCTGGGCGACCGCGTAAGAGGTCCCAGCCGTGACCCGGTTCGACACGTAGATGTCGATCCCCAACTCAGCGAGGAGCTCACGGAGGTTCGCCAGACCGTAGATCGTGACGAGCCGCGTGTACTCCTGCGGGTTGAGCAGCCAGAGGTCATAGACGATGCCCAGTTCGTCTTCCTCCGCCAGCTGCTGCGTGTGCGCGAAATCGAACGCCGGGAATTTGTCCGAGTTGGACTGACTCGATCCCCCGACGACAACTGTGGACCAGTTGTTTCCGTTCGTTTTCTGACCGCTCGCAGCGATGGATTTCTCCAACTCCGCGATGGCGCGCTGATTGACCTTTCGGATGATGGTGTTGGTCAGCTGCCTGACCTTGTTCGTGAACGCCGCCGACTTGTTGCGTTCCCGCGCCTCGTCGGTGATGAACACTTTGCCGCCCCACTTCTCGACTTCGGCGACTGATGGAGCCGGTCGCTCTGCCGTGATGAGTGGGAACTCGCCGCCCGGCGAAACGCGCCCAACGTCCCGTTTGGCGTAGATCTGATTCAGTTCGGTGACGTCATAAATGACAGCACCGCCTGTCACGCCGCCCGCGCTTGCGAACACGCGGTCAACAATGAACCGCTGGAGTGACAGGTCCATGATCATCGCCGTGATGCGGGTGGGCTGTTCCAGCATCGTATCGACGGTGATGAGGTTGCCAGATACTTCTGGCGGACCCAGTGGATGGCTTGGATTGACGTCCATCTACTGTTCCTCCTTTCTAGAACAGCCTGACGGGGACATCTTCGCCTTCCGCCGCTGTTGCCATGGCCAGCCCGACTGCCGGATGTTCGCCATCGGATTTGACCGCTTTGCCTTCGGTCCCGATGCCGACCGCTTCTCCAGCCGTGATCGCGCCACCAGCAACTACAGGGACCACCATTCCGGGTGACGCGAGAACCGTCACCTTCTTTTTTTCAGCCGCATTGTGAGACGCCACGCCAAGAGCGCGAGCGTCTTTCGCTGCGGACTGTTCGATCTGGTAGTTGTTACCTTCGGTGTCTGTCGTCAGCGCATCCGGGGTTCCGCCCTGAATGTCGCCTGCGACCTTGACGAACCGTTTGCCGACCACCGATTTGCCGGCCAGAACGGAACACGGCAACTGCTCGCCGTCGTCCTGGTACGGAATGCACTCGTTCAGAAGTGGGCTCATCGCGAGTCACGCTCCTTCGTGATCGTGCCGGTGTTCCCGTTCCGCGCGGCAGAGATTCGACTCTGCTCACCAGGTGAGAGCCAGCCGTCATCGTATTGGCTGGCGTCGACACCGGTGTCGCCACCGGCTCCTTCGCTGCCATGCTCTTCGACCGGGACCAGGTTGGCCTCCAGCGCCTCGATGGACGCCTTGGTACCCTCCGGGTCCTTGTCGTACAACTTGACCCAGTGATCCTTTCGGTCTCTGGGGAACTTGCCGGCCTTGACGGCAGACTCGATCAGATCATCACGATCCTTCTGATCCTGCCTGGCCTTGGCTTCGCGACCGGCCTTGGCATCGCTCTGGAGACGTTTCAACGTCCCACGGTCGATGCTTGCGGTGGTCTCCTCCTCGGAGTCGTCGCCCTCAGGCGTCTCCTCCTCGGTCTCCTCCTCCTCGTCGTCGTCGCCATCGCCATCACCGTCGCCGTCATCGGCGGGTGGTGTCTCTGGCGTCTCCTCAGAGGCTCGGAGCTCTTTGATCTTTGCCGTGACCTCCTCGTCAGAGGCATCCTCGGCCAGACCAAGGGATGCGCGCAGCTCTTTGCTGTCCACGCTGGTCTCCTTTTCCTCGTTGTCCGGCCTGGATTCAGACCGTTTTGCATATACGGCGACCGGATGGCCACCGCCCGCCGCACCTAAAGCGGCTGCGGCTTTTTCTCCGCCGACATCAACGTACACGATCTGTACCTCGATTGGGTCGGAGAAAGTGATTTCGTCACCGCTGATCGAGAACGGAACCCGATACAGGTTCCCCTCGTCGTCATCAACGATGAGGTCAGTTGGGTCCATGCGGACGGCGCGAATCCACCACCACATCTGCTCCGCACCCAACGACTCATAGAAGGTTCGCTTGACGTCCTCGACTTCGACGGACGCCGTGATGGTCTTGACCATCCCACCGCCGACTGCTTTGGCGATGATCTTCTCGCCCGCCGTGACCTCGATGCCCTCCGGCACCTCAGCGCCGTACAGATTCTTGAGGTCATCGAGCGTACTCACACCCGGAGCGACAACGCCCAGCAGCGACACGGCGGTGATCAGCAGACCGTGCTTCTTTCCGGTCGCCGTTTCCTGATTGAACATGCCCTCGATGGAGCGCGACGGATAAGCGGACGGCATCAGCTCAGCAAGCCAGGACGGCACGCCAACGTAGTCGCCATAGATCGTTTGGCCGTTATCGCCAACGGCCATATTGATCACCTTGCCAAAACAAGGCTCCCCGTCGCCCAGGTCCGACTCGTGACCGATCTTCAGACGCGGTGACTGCACAGCCGGGTCATCCTGCGCCGCGACCGCTGCCGCCAGATGCTCGGTGGTGAACGTCGTCTTGCCGGACGCAAGATCGTACTCGCCGGTGGACAGGATCGGTACGTTTGGAATCGTCACGATTGATGGGGTGTCGCTCATAGGGTCGGAGCCTCCTCACCGTAGATCGCGACCAGCGTGCCTCGGCATCGCTCGCCGCCTTCACACTCTGCAAAACCGCCGCCAGGGTAATCAGCCTCAGCTTCATCGACGCTGCTGAATTCAGTGCCGTCCTCGGCGGAACAAGCCGAACAAGTGTTCTCATCCAGAAGCTCGCTGGAGTAGATGCGCTTGGCGTCGTTGCGACGCATCGTGAGCTTGCGACCCGCGTTCATCGCGGTGTTCATCGCCCCGCTCACCTGCATTTTGACCCGTTCTTTCACCAGGTCATTCAGGTAGGTACGGGTCGCAGCAGCCACGTCCTTCGCGGCGGCGACCGGGCTGGTGAGTTTTATGGCGCGGTTGGCGGCTGCGCTGGACAGCTCTCGTGTCAGAATGTTGCCGACGCCTTGCGCCCGCGCTGTCAGCGAGTCATCCAACTCGGATACCTTCGGCTTGGTCGGAGAGACACCTTGCGATTCGGCCTCTGTCGTCGCTTGGCTGATGCCCTCGTCTGCCATTTCCTGCATCGCGGCGAGGATCGACTCGTGCGTGGTGTCGTCAACGGACAGTTCGGAGAGCTTCACCAGATCGCCCTTGGCTTGGACGATGAGATCGTGTAGTTCGTTGACCTGAGTGGTCTGTAGTGCTTTGACCTCATCGAACAGCTTGTCGCGTCGCTCCGTCCATTCGTTGTCCAGTCGAGCGAAGTCTGTGCTGGCTTCGATCTCGTGCTGGTAAGGCTGACGGCGCAGCGCTCGATCCGGCAAGGACACCGGCGAGGGAGCATCATCCGGTGCCGCCTTCACGACACCAGAGCCGCGCCGTCCCGAACCGGCTTTTGCCGGCTCAGATGGCGGAGGTTGTACGGGCGGTGGAACGGTGGGCTGCTCCGCTTCCTTGGCTTCACGCTCTTCTTCTTTGACTTTCTTCGCTTCTTCTTCGGCCCGTACAGCCTCAGACTTGGGAGCCAAGTTCCGCGATTTGCGGATGAAGGATTCCAGTTCAGGATCGACGGTGAGCAGACCTTTGTCGACAAGCTGGGTAAGCTCGAGAGTCGGCGGGTCCTCGTGATTGGACCGGGTGTAGGCCAGACGCGGTGCCGGCTCGTCTTCGCCGTAGTTCCAATCAACCCAATCCTCAATCATGTGCTCGTTGAAAGTGTCAGTCACCCAGTCCGCGATTGCCTCCTGAGCGAACCCGAAGAAGTCCAGGAAGCTCTCGCCCAGTGCCCGCGCTCCGGTCTGGCTTTGGCCGAGCATCACGAACATCATCATGAAGCTCCGGGCCATCTCCTCATTCTGAAATTTCATGGAGGCGACAGTGTCCGGTGTACTGCCCTCGACGCCGACCAGACGGAGTTTGGCTCCGTAGGGACCAGCGCCGCCCGACTCGTCGCCGCCTCGGAATTCTTGAGCCAGCTGGTCGAGCGCGTCGATGAGCTCCTGGCTCGCTCCTTCCGGAGCCTCAAACCACGGAACCCCCATGCCTGTGCGCTCTTGCTTCCGCGCGTCGATCCGCATCAGCATGTCCTTGATGATGAAGTTTTTGAATACGCTCCGGAGCAGAGACTTGCCAACCCAGTTGGCGCCCTCCTTGTCCCATACGTAGTGGAGCAGCGCGTTGACGGGGATGCCTTCCGCTTGCGACGAGCCGAACCCCAGCTTGCTGTACTGCTTGATCTCTTGTAGCCCGCCGTCGTTGGCTGTGATGATCTGGCTCACCGTCCATGGCGGACGCGGCGCGATCTTCCGGATGTGGTAGAGATCATCGCCGTACTTGGTCTGATCAACCTCCATCACCTGCTCGAAATCGTAGAAGCCATATTTCAGAGCCTTCAACGCTTCGCTCAGGTGACGACGCCAAGTGAAGCGGTTGCGCGTCCGGCCGATTTGGAAGTTGTCTTCCTGACCCTTTATGGGCACCTTCAGCTCTCGGCTCAGCTGCTGAGTGATCTCATCACTCGCATCGCCTTGGTCCAGCGTGTAGCGGAACCGTTCGATGGGCAGGATGGTGCCGGCCATCAACCCCTTGACCTGAGCGTCCTGGGAGTACATCTTGTCATAGACGTAGACGGACACCGGGAAGCGAAGCTCCGGTGTGAACTCCATCTCGTCAATGATCTGGCCCCAGGAGAGCAAGCCAGTGCCGCCACGACCGGCGAGGAAGTTAGCTTCAACTCCCTGTTCGACCGTGGGAGGCTTGGTGACCGGCACAGCCATCCTACTTCACCCCGCGCCCAGCGCCGTTCCGAACGTGTCCGACCGCTGCGCCCGCGCCGGATAGTCCGGCTGCGCCCAGCATCGCCTGAATCCAGGTCAGGTCCTTGTTGATGACACCGATCACCGCGAGTGCGACGACGATGTAGTGATTCAGCGTCGCGAGCGGGATCTTGTCGATGATTAGTTCCTTCAACGATTCCACGTGGTGCCTACCTTTCTAGCGGTTTCCTTCGACCGGCTCACAGATAGCGCCGGATTTCATAGTCACCGTCACCAAAGAGGTCATAGACCCCTTCGTCAATCGGTGCCGACCCGTGGCCGCTCGTCGTCTTGGCCTTGGGGTTGTATACAACCTCGACATGGTGGTGCGGCGCGGGTCCGTATAGGACAAGGTCGCCCACCTGCGCGTGCTCCTCCGCGACGCGCGTGCCGTGTTCGCCCTCCGTACCCGTCCAGCCGACGCCGGACCCGCTGGGGCTGTCTAGGCCGCAGCAGATGTAGATGCCGTCGGCGTAGGTCGAACAGTCCCACCGATGGCCGTTCGGCATCGCCCTCAGAATGTGATCGGTGTCCGGAGTCGCACCCGACATGCTGTAGTAGTTATTCTGAGCGCCGATGGAGCAGTTGCGCATCGCCGTGTGGAGCGCGAAGTGAAGACGCTGGCGAGCGGTTCCGCCCTGGACGTGATTGTGATCCGGAGTCAGCGAGACACCGTGTTCCCTGCGATACTTCTCGATGGCAGCTTCAGCTTCGCCCTTGCCCTTGTTGAGCTTATGGATCGCCTGCTGATTCAGCTTGATCTGGCCAAGCCAGTACTGGGCTCGACTGTGCTGCTTGTAGGCGATGTGGCCTTGACGGAGTGCTTCCTTGTCCCGGCGTGTAGATGCCCGCAGCTTCGCTTCGCCTTGGTCGTGCTTCACCACTCCGCTTTCGCTGAGCAGCCGGTGGGCTTCTTTCCGGAGCGCCTCAGCCTGCTTCTGGTGCTTCTCTTTCTGCTGCTCGGCTTTGTATGCGCGTTTCCTGAATGCTCCGTACCGGCGCTGCGCTCGCGCCAGCTGGCTGTGCCTGGTCTGTAGCTTGCCGATGGTGTTCAGCAGCCACTCTCTTAGCTTGGTCATTCGCTGCTCCCTTGTTTGACTACCTTTGTTTGATTGCCTGGAACTACCAACGTGCACTTGATCCGCGCAAACCGTTCGTTGATGTCAACTTCCAACTGGTGAATCTGTTTGGCGACCAGTTCGCGGAAGACTTCCGGTGGAATAGACGGGAAGAGTTTGGGGTCCGTATTTTCCGCTTGGATGATTTGGATCTTGAAGTATTGGCGGAGTCCGGCCCGCAGGTTGTTGTTACGGTAGCAGCTGGCTGTCAGAACGGCATTGACTGATTCTTCGCGGTTCGTTCGCTCGCCTTCAAGCTTGTAGAAGCCAAGTGATGTGTACAAGAACAGCACGACTATGGCGACCTTCAGCCAGTGACGGTCCCACCAACTAACTGGGTGGACGGGTACAACATAGCCCTCGTCATCTAGTTTGTATCGGGGCGGCTTTCGATTCAAAACGCTCCTCCGGCATGTAACAATTCCGCTAGGAATGCCAAGGTCAGGACCAATGCGATGTAGCAAAGGATGATGAATATGCCAATCGTCGCACGTCGTTGGCCGTTGTTGTGCGGATGTTTATGACTGGTCACGATCATTGCCACTCCCGTTGTTGAAGGACGGCATGGCACGGAGTAGAACATCAGGACCAAAGAACAGTCCGATCAGAAGAATGTACGCGCCCCACGGGGCATTCAACCCACGTGACACCAGTAGGACGCCGAACCCGGCGATGGCACACAATCGAGTGATCCAAACCCACGCCGCCTCTGCCTTGCTGCTCATGCAATTCCTCTCCGCCTTCGTCCTAGGACGCTACCAACTCGTACATGAAGCACGTTTGTTTTTCATTGACGGTTCCGTTGCCAACGTTGAGCTTTTCCGCCCGGAGCTTTGCGGTGTGTTCCGCTGCCGTAAGGGCAACCTCCCAGACCTGCACCACGGTGCCCTGCCAGTTCCACTGTTCGGCTTTCGCGAACCCGTCTGCCTCGGCATAGCGCGTCTGTTTCGCACCGTCCACATCCAGGTAGCCGCGAGCTTGCGTGCTACCTGCCGACGAGCCGCCCAGCTGAAAGTCAAAGACCCCGGTAACGCGGAGCTTGCTCGGCACCGATGGAGTGAGGGTCAGCGTCGCACCCGGAATGTCCGCCAACGCTCCAAGGGTCAGCGTTCCGGTCGCCGCGACTATGCCGGTCGTCGGTTTGAACTTCGGGCTGGTGACGGCTCCGTCCGCGAGCTTCGCGGTAGTCACAGCCAGGTTCGCGATCTTCGCCGTCGTGATCGCTTCTTCCGCGAGCTTCGCGGTTTCAACTGCAAGCGCAGCGAGCTTCGTTGGCGTGACGGCTCCTTCAGCGAGCTTGGCAGCTGTGACAGCTTCAGCGGCTATCTTGGCTGCCGTGATAGCGGCGGTTTTGATCTTCGCGGATTCGACCGCTTCTTCACCGATCTTGGCAGCGGTGACGGCCAGATTGGCGAGCTTCGCTGTTTCGATGGCCAGCGCCGCGATCTTGCCTGCCGTGATTTTGTTTTCGCCTATCGTGAGGGCACCGGCGCTCGAGAGCGTGGCGTCGCCGGACAGGGTCTTGTAGAGCGCCGCTCCTGTGCCTTGCGCGACGATCAGCTGGCCGGCAGTGCCGTCCGCCAGTTCGGCTATCGGAAAGTCATCAAGCAGTTCCTCGATCTGGAGCACGACACCGTACAGATCGGTCGGCACGTCGTCCAGCTGATTCGATTCGGGTGCTTTGAACCCGTATTTGGGAGTTGTTTTGTAACTCAAAGTGCCCTCCGGTTCAGTCCGCTCGTGATGTTCTTGCGCTTGCCCTTCCGACGTTTCAACTGCTCACGGGTTCGGCTCGAGAGTTTCATCCCGGCGTCGGATACAGCCGACATCACAGCCGCGTCTGCACGGTCTGGCGATGGCAACCCACGTTTCTTCATGTCGTCCTTCGACTCGATACCCACCCTGCCTTTGGAGTCGAGATGCCATTTGATCGAGCCTAGCTGCGACAGAAGGTCGTCGTCCTCGCCAGGTCCGGGCAGATCAATCTCGCCTTCCTCGCAGAGCTCTTTGAAGGTCCAGAATGTCTCAGCCCGCTTGTTGACGAACCGCTTGGGGTCTCGAGCTTTGTGCCCGCCTCTGAATTCAAGGACAGGCAGCGACTCCGACCGCAGCGTGTCATATGGTCCGGCTCCGAGTCCGTCCGCGTCCACCCACATCGGCACTTCGCCGTTCCGGTCCTGGAGCAGTTTGCGGAATGCATTGGTGGTCTTGACGGTGTCCTGCTTGTGGCGCGAGTAGCAGATTCGTATTCGGCCGCCACGGTTCCGGTAGACGCAGGTCTCGTCCTGCCCCATCCGGGCGATGTCGGCTCCGTATCTGCCCTTGGCTTTGCCCGACAGTTCGTTGAGCTGCGCAGCCAGCAGCAGGGATGGCGACAGCAGGGTGTCATCGCTGATGTCCGGGAACAAGCCGAGCACCTTGGACACATAGGTGGGTGAACCTTCGCCCCAGCGCTTGCGCCGCTCGTCCACCCATTCCGGAGCGATCAGAAGTTCAAGCAGCCACTCGGGCACGTCCTCACCGGTGAAGGCTGGCGTGTCGGCGTATCCGATGTGGATCGTTTCCCAGCCGGAACCCGGAGCGCAGATCTTCTGGAATTGACTCGACGGGTCATCCGGGTTGCCGATGGCTAGGACGCGGCTGTTGGAGTTGGTCACCAGCGAGTCCACGGCGTCATAGAGCAGTTTCGGAACGCCGCAGGCCTCGTCAATGATGACGAGCACGTACCGCGCGTGGATGCCCTGGAAGGCAGCCTGGTCATAGTCGCTGGGCTTGCGACCGTAGGCCACCAGTTCCTCGTCGGGTTTGCCTAACCCGCTGCCCATGTACCAGCGAGCATCCAGCGTGAGCCGCCCGGACAGGTCAGCTTTGTTGTGGAGTTTCCGCATCTCGCGCCAGAGGATCGCGTGGACCTGATTCCAGGTCGGCGCGGTCGTCACAACGAACGCCTCGCCCGCCTTATGAACGCTCAGCCACCAGCACGCTAGCGCCGACGCATCGAAGCTCTTGCCGGTTCCGTGGCACGAGTGGACAGCGGTGTAGCGATTGCCGACGATTGACTCTGCCACCTCACGCTGTTTGCTCCACATGTAGCCATCGATGGATTCGATCCAGCCGACCGGGTCATCTAGGTACGGATGCGGAGTCGGGTCATACGCCTCGGCCAGCGCGAACGGATCGACGCGCACCGCCTCCGTCGCGAATAGCTCCTGAGCCTTGCTATCGACCGCGACCGTCACGCCATCGTCCCCGTTCGCACGATGCCTTCCATCTGCTCGCGCAGATGCGCCCGCTGCGCGTCGATCTGCTCAAGTGTTGCCTGGCAGCGACGGCATCTGCCGTTGTTATTGAGGCTGTGCCTACACCTACGCATGGTCTGCCATTGGAGCCTGGCAGAGTGGCAGTCACGAACGCTTAGCCTCATCCTACACCTGCTGCCTTAGCTAGTTGACCGTCGCGGAACCGATCTCGAGCGCGGTAGTGGGCCTTGGCTAGATTGGAAGCGTGACGCTCCGCGACCGTCTGGCGCCGGAACCGCGACACCAGCGAGCTTCGCGGCTTGCGCTCGGTCGGCAGCGGACGTTCGCAGATACAGACCAGTGCCGTGTAGCTATCGCCAAACGTCCGGTTACAGTACCGGCATTCGCGGATGGTCGGCTGCTCCATTAGGCTGACTCTGCCCATGTCGTGCCTCGGATGTTTGACAGCGGCTCCCACCACGATTCGTCGCACCGCAGGCAGTGAAGCATCGTCCGGCCCACGGTCTGAGCAGGCTGGCCGTCTAGATCGACCAGCGGAGTGACGTTGTCGTGGTCGCAGCGAGTGACCGGCGCGTTCAGCCACTGGCCGTTCTTCGCGGCTGGGATGACTTCGACATCAGCTTTGGGATAGCTGGGGTCGGGAACGGTCGGCGGTGGCCACGACAGGTCCGGTATCGGCGGGTCTTCTTCGGTGGACGGTTTGAACTTGAGCGTTCCGCCGTTGCCCTCTTCCACGCTGGTCGCCGCCGCGACCGGCCTCACGGTGCCGTCCGTACCGACCAGGATGTTGCCTGCCGTTAGCGGAGTAGCTGGACGCCACTGCTGCTGGAGCGTGAAGATGACTTCGCCGGACGCCACCGTATGAGTCGCCTCGACAAACAGGAAGATTGACCCGTCTTCTTCGTTGTAGTAGAAGCTGCCTGCGTTGACCCAGCCGTTCTGCATCGGCGGCGAGCCAGGCTGCCCAGGGGTGAATTCTTCTAGGGTCATGCGAGCGCCGGGTTGGCGCGGGCAGGACCTCCGTGGGTTGCTATGGTGTTGATGTTCAGCCTGACGAGTGAGTGAGCTGCTTCAGCACAGCCGTCGAATCCATACAGGTCCACGAGCCGACGCGCGATCCGTGGATGGACGCTGACGTTGGAGCCGGTCGTCGCGATGATCCGCACGCGGTCGTCGTCGCGGCGCTCTATGCCTGCCGTGTTCACTGGCCCGGCTCGACTCGCGCACCGGGGTTCGTCTTGCGCCTCAGCTTGGCGCAGACCGTGTCTGCCTGCTTCTGCGTGAAGAAGCCAGCCGACAGCACGAGCTTGGCGTCACCGCCACCTTCGACTACGCGCCACCGCTTGACGAGTAGCTGGGTCACGGACTGACATACCTGACCGCTAGAAGGACGAGTGACGAGATCACGACGACGATCAGAGTCAGCTTCAGACCGATCAGCAGAGCCAGTAAGCAGAAGCAAGCAATGGTCAGTAGGACGCCGACCATCAGCGCTTCTTTTTGCGCATCAGATCGGTGGTGTTGGGTCCTGGCGGTGGCCCGCCTCCGGAACCCTTCCGGCCCGGCATCGTCTGGGGTGGGTTGTTCGCTGGCTTCGCCTCGCCCGGCTTCGGTTGCGCCATTCAAGCTACCTCCTTCAATATCGACACGTTGTGATTCTCGAGGACGGCAGGCAACTGCTCCCGAATTGCCGGCCCGACCTTCTTACGCTGGGCTGCGCTTAGCCCAACCTCATTCATCACCGCCTCCAGCAGCTCACCCATCATCGCCGTCTGGGCCTCGGCCAGTAGCGTCTGACGCTCCTGGATGCCCATATCGGCGGCGACTTTCGTGATGTGCTTGACGCGGTCCATGATAGCAAGCTGGAGGCGCACCCAACGGTTCGGCACCACGCCTCCGTCGGTCGCTTCAAACATCTCGCTCTCATCCAAACCGCCCACCTGGACAGAGCAGTATGCGAGCTGACCGGCGGCCAGATTGAGGAGGCCTTGGATCGCCTGGCCTGGGGTCACGGGGATCGGGTGGGCCATACCCTCCAGCTCTTCACGAGCAGCCGCGACTATGCCCTTGCCGGTCGATCCGGCGTGGTGCTTGCACTTCCCCGTGCCTGGGTGGTCGGTGCCCCAGCCCGCCTCGCGCAGACACACGTCGCCGTTGCGCTTCTTGCCCCCACAGGCTTTGGCTCCGTCGCGCCGCACCGCGCGTCCGTTCCTGCGGGGTTTGCGAGCCTTCCTCATCGTCGCCACGGCGGAAGCATAGCGGTCGGTCGGACGCTCGCGCGTAGGCGAGTCCCAGTCAAACTTCCCATCCCGCTCTAGCAAGCCGAAGACCCGCTCAAAGGCGGGTCTCCGACCAGGCTACCTTTCGGCAGGCGCGTCTAGCTTACGCCAGCTCCTCGATGGCCTCTCCCAACTCCACCAGCTTGTGCTGGAACTCGCGGGTCAGCTCCTCGCGTCCGGAGTAGCTGACCTTCTTGATCCGACCCGTGTCAGCGATGAGCTGATTCAGTCGCCTCCGTGCCTTTTCGACATCCACCCTCCGGTTGTTGGAGTTGATGATCCGGTAGTAGCGGGCCAGACCATCGACGCTCCGCTTCCTCAGCACCAGCGTCGTGTCCGGCCCGCTGGGGTCTTCGGCGTCCGGGTTCGATCCGCCGCGACGCAGAATGCGGCCGTCCTCGTTGTAGTCATC